ATCATGATTTTGTTGTGGAAATGCTGTTGGTACTTCAGTTCGTAAAGCCTCTGCATTTTCTATCGCAGGATCTTTTGGTATAACTGGCTTTTCTGGTTTTAATAATTCATCTACTTGTTTGGCACCCAACGACTCGTATACTCTACGATATGCTTCACGTAAGTTGTGCATTTGTGGTGCACTTTGTGCTATTTGTAATTGAGTTTGTGCTAATGTCACACGTTGTGCCATAGAAAAAATGTTTGGATCTGCAACAGGTATAACATCTACATCCTCACTAAAGTCTGCCACCTTAATTAAACGATTACCCCCATATACTGAATAAGGATAAATTGGTGGAAGGTATGTCCCAAACACTTTTGATAACAAACGAAACTCTTGGCGCATAGAATAATAACATCTTTTGTGAATAGCACTCATGACCCTAGAGCCACGTTCTAATAAGGCAATTGTTGTCCCCACTGCTCTGTTTTGTGCATCGTTTCCTACTGCCATATCAGCAATTGCTGCATAACGTTGACCTGCTTGTGTTACAAACCCAAGTAAATTATACAATGTTGGACTTGGTTCTTTAAACGGTAGCATTTGAAACTGATCTCTGATGTTACCACCAGGTACATCCACATCTCTAAACTCACCTGGTTGAAAAGGTTGATCATCGTCCCTGATTCTAAGTCCTCTCGACTTAAATCCTGCTGGTAAATTGCTCAGAGTACCCGCATCAAGTAGCTGTCTTAGTGCAGATGTGGCAGTTTTTGCTAAACCACCAATCATATGAATTAAACCAAAGCCATAAAACCCTAGTCCTGGTAGAAATTTGTAGTGCACAAAGTATTCGTTACGTCTTAACGTAGGATCATCTTGGGTAAAATTGCGATAAATGCTTAAAATCTGTTGTGAACCTTCATCAATTGTCACAATATACGGAACTTTTATGTTTTTTTCTTCATTTTGCTTTTCATATTCGTCTAAATCAAGGTCAACATGCATTTCTAAAACATTAAATTGATAGTCTCGTGTTCCTTGGCTCGAGACTCCTTCCATTTGATCGTATTTATCTTGAATTTCGTCCTCTTCTTGGGTAGGGATTAGCTCAACATCACGATAAAAACCAGATTTTTGCTTTTTCAACACATCATTTTCTGTCATTTTGATAATATGCGTAATTCTTTCACAATCTAACAAATCAGACGCATAATACGGTACAACTAAATCTTCTGCAGGTACAAATTTACTCACTGCGCGTTGTTTTATTTCGTCATAATATATTTTTTTAAACGCACTACCCGCCAAAGGTAAGTAAAATAACAATTGATCGAACTCAGGAGTGTATTCCTCCATCTTATCCATCAACATATAGTTCATAAATTCTTTTACACGACCTGCTTGTTCCTGTTTTGGCTTACTTGCTTCACCAACAACTTGCGTTCTTACAGGTCCATCAGGTGGTAATAACTCTTTATACGCTTGTGCTTGAAATTGTGTTACAGCTTCCGATAATAGAGGATGCGTTACACCACTTGCACCCTTAAATGGCTGACCTTCATCGTTATATTTAAATCCTAATAAGTCTAAACCAGACGTATATCCCTTTTCCCAATCAGCACGTGAATCTTTATCTTTTTTATACTCTGTAATTAAATCACTTGATAGCGCAGTCAAGGCTCTGTCGTCCATGTCCTCTGCTAAGTTATTAAAAAAATCGTTTTCTTGAGCCTCTGGTTGTTCTTCAACCATCTCGTCACTGGGTTCTTCGACTAATACATCAACAGGTTCAACCTGTTCTTCCAGATTTTCTTCTTCATCCATTATGTAATCCTTGTTTTTTTAGTACGTCCTAATTTTGTTTTAACAGTAACAAACATACCTTTTCGTGCAGGTGCTATTGTTCTTCTTAAATCTTGCAAAGATGCGGGAAGTCTTTTTAACACAGGTTGTATCATTGCAGGATCAACATCCAATGCACTGGGAGCAAGATTTCTAGCTACGTCCTCTCTAACTTGTGTTTCAATATCAGGAACTTGTCTCCCTACTATTTTAAACTCTGGGTTTTCTTGTACTCTTGATCGAGCAATACGCATTGGTGCAACATAACGTCTTCGTCTCTGAGTTCTCCTAGGGTTAATTAAATCAAACAAACTCCCTGGCACTATGTCTTTTCCAAAAAGTTTACTTAATACAGAAAGTTTTTTTGCTTGTTTTTGTTTATCTTCTGACTCTTCACTCATTCGTAATACCTATAATCTTTTGGTGGCAAATCTTCGTTGTCAACATAGTCTGAGTATAACTCAATAAAGTTGCCCTGCCTATACCTTAACACAGCCTGGGTAGTAGAATCAACATAATCATCATGTGCACCATTAGGAAACGATGCACATTCATCAATCACATCTTCTGCAAACTTTTCACCAAACGGAAACCAAACTTGACCACTTTCAAAAACAGGAGCACAGGCATTCACTCTCGTATATTTATCATTACCCTTACTTGGAACAAATGGCACAACAGGTATACCCATTCTCCTAAACTCTTGAGTCAACGGTTCACCACTTGCCTTTTGCTCTATAATAATCGTCTCAGGTTCCCAATACTTATTAGCATCTAAAGCAACTGCTTTTAGTTCTGGGAAATCAAACTTACCCCTCAAAGCATCTAACAAAATCAAATGCGGTGCCCCACCTTCTTCTGGAAAAAATATACCCCAAGTCGTAATCGCAGAATAATCCGCAGTTTCTTTCTTACTAAACGCTGTATCATAACTCTGAATCACATGCATCAAATTAGGTAAACCTTCACCCCTCCACGGTTGCCACCATTCTCGTTTTAAAATTGCACCCTCTTCACTGGTAGGATTCTGCATATACTGAGCTGACCAGTTACGAATAGGTATACTTGACTTAATCTTTTCTAATTCTTCTAACTCCCAATACTCTGGCCATACTGGGTTCCCTGAGTCGAGGATCGCGGGAAATGAAATCTGTCGCCACTTATCAGCTTTTGGTTCAGTTTGAGCCTTCAATAATCTACCCGTTAAATCATCTTCTGCCCATCTCGTCATAACCATCAATATAGATCCACCAGGTTGTAACCTCTGTCGTGGACCTGACGTATACCAATCATAAGCACGTTCCATCGCAATATCCGACATTGAGTCTTGTTCCGTGTGTGGGTCATCAATAATCAATAAGTCCGCACCACGGCCCGTGATTGACGCACCAACTCCTGCTGCATAATACTCTCCACCATGATTTGTTTCCCAACGACCTTTTGCTTTGGAGTCCTCACGCAGTTTCACATTACCAAAAATTTGTTTATACTCTGGTGAATCAATAATATTACGAACCTTAGAACCAAACCTCACTGCCAGTTCTGTGTTGTGAGACACTTGCATTATTTTCATTTTGGGGAACTTTCCAATGATCCAAGCAGGAAAATATACAGATGCAAATTCAGATTTAGTATGTCTAGGGGGCATATTGATAATGAGCCTCCCTTTTTTATCTGCAGCAATGTTCGTAAACTCGTGAGCAATAATCTGATGATGGCCCCACTTACTCCTATCTTTTTCTTTACGACATATAAAATCGGGCCAGACTTCTTGCACAAAATATAAAAAGTGATCCTGACATAACTTGATGTGTTTAATCCAGAGCCTCTCTACTTCGAGCCTCAGTTTTTCTGTTGTCATTAGATCAGGTTGCATAGGCGTATTATATTCAAACTAGAATAAAATTCAAATGTTTACATTTATCTAACTTAGCCTATAGGTGTATATGCTAGCAAGCACCCGCGCCGCGGTGGTCGAGCTTTTGTTAGTGTGTATGATATGTAAATGGGAAATGAGCCTTGGAAATTTGGGGCAGATTTTTGGTACTGCCCCTTGACCATTTTCACTTAACGACACATTGTTCGCATACTGGTAAAGATGTTCTGAAACCTCCGTATGCTAAAAACAAATAATTTTCTCCTTTTAATATTGGACAACTACAAGCATAACAATTTTGAATTTTATTAGACTTTAAATATTTTCTTTTCACATTTTTCCTTTCGTTAGTAGGCAGAGCCGTTAGGCTCTGCCTAGTTTATATTATTTATTTAATTTATGAAGTTTACTCCATACATCAAACAGCTTATATTTTTCAACTAGCTCACTATCAATTTCACTTAATACTTGTAATAATTTCCATGACATATCTGCATGACTACCATGAAAATGTTGGAGTTGGTATTGAGCGTGTTCGCTTAATTTAATCATGTTTCTTCCTTTCGTTTTATAAGATCACTTCATTGTTATCTTATATATATAAGATAATATAAGATAACCTATTTGTCAATAACTTTTTTTATTTTTTTTTATAATTATTTTTGTTGACATATATCTTATTATATCCCATAATATAATTGAGTTATTAATATTATCATTTAACGAAAGGAAAAATAACAATGGCTCAAACTAAAATAAAAACTTTAAGAAATTTATCAATTGACCAAGTTCATACAATTGAATTTATTTCTGGAAGAGATGCAAAAAAAACTGTTTTAGCAGATGACAAAGCTATGACAGAAAGACAACATTTAATTCTTGATAAGCATAACGATGTTGTGATTGTTAAGACTAAAAGCGCAACACATCAAATTTCTAGAAGTAATGAAGTTAGAGATGTGATTGATATTAAAAACTTAAAAGAAGACCACCCAGATATTTATTTTCAATACATCAGAAAGGTTGAGTATAGAAAAATAAATATTAAAACAATCAAACAATAGAAAGGATAAGGGAAGGCTAATAACCTTCCCTTTTTTTGTTATGAGTGAATTAACTAAAAAACATATAATTGATTTACAAATTATGGATGATGGTACTATGGATACTGTCGTTTATGATTCAGTTAGTAGAAAAACATTTAGATATGATTCTGAATTTAGATTTTCTTTTAAAGACGATGAAAGCTTTTTAAAAGAAATTGAAGAAGAAATACTCGAAGAACAAATTAGAACAATTGACTTTTAAAAAAAGTTCCTTCCTTACCTAGATCAGCTCGTTCAAGCTGATCTAGGTTTTTTAATCCAATAAACATTTATATATTTATTTGCAGCTAGAACCTGGGTTCTAGTGATATGATTATATGATTATATGATTAGGTATGATCTGGCACTATGATTAAGTGCCAGATATGATTATATGATTATGATTGTATGATTATTTTATATACTCTATGATCTGATCAATATTATTATGTTTATAACAAATTAAACAATCCTTGCATTTTGAAAAACAATTAATCTTTTTTTCATCGTATTCTTTTGTAACATTGTTAAAAGTTTTATCAAAATATTTAGGCAATGTTTCAATTGGTTTATTTAATTGACTATTAGAAAATATTAAAATCAAGTTCTTAGGTTTATTCATCGTTTTAAAAACTTTATTAATAATATCTTTTCTTTTAGTCCATAAAGTAAAAGTGCAATGTGGATTTTTATTTGTGATATTAATTAAGTTAATTAAATGAATATCGTTTATTAATTCACCATGACTAGAAAACCTAAAAAATGCGTCCAATATAGTAGGCAATAATTCAGTTTGAATAATAACTTTACTTAATAAATTACTGTTATGTTGCCACGATGGAACACAATTTTTGCGCATTGTTCTTAACATTTTTTCAGAATAGCAAATACTGCAAACTGAATTTTTATTTTTTCCTTGCTTAATACAAAATGCATTAGTCAAAGTATTTGTGTTTATTGATCTAATATCTTGAAGTTTTCCAGAACCTTTTGAAATATTGATCCCTGTATAATTTAACATTTTTCACCTCTTTCGTTATATTATATATTATAAGATTATATGGGATAAATGCAAAGCTTTTTTTTATTTTTTTAATAATTTTTCAAGTTGCGCAAATAAATTATTCAAGGTTCTCGATTCTAGGATCAAGCGAAACATTCCTTGGTTCTTGTCAATATGATTGGATATGATTGTATGATTAGATATGATATGATTGCGAATATGATCGCGAATATGATTGGATATGATATGATTCCGTGAATCAAGAGCCACGATGCTGAAAAGTTTGAAGCCTCTCTGCTTGGTACTTGGTAGCAAGATAAAAACTTTACCACCACATTTTTGATGTTTGATATGCCAATTGATTTGATAGTTTGATAATCCTAAATTCTTGCTCTCCTTTGATTTTAGTTCAATCCAAAACTCAAAACCATTAATTAAACAGTTTACATCAGGAATTCCTCTGATTGTGGCACTCTCAATTCTCGTAAAGTGCCACAATTTCTGTGTTTTTTGAAGTGTGTTGATTTTTTGCCACAGTTGAGATTCATTCATCTCCAACCCAAAAACCAAGCAAGAAAACCAAAAGCAAGATTATAAAAATTTTAAATATCATTTGCTAAAGATTTAATTTCATTTTCTAATGACTTCATTTCCATTTTCAAATCATTATGTTTATGTAGCAAATCTTTTAAAACCAAAATATTTTGATTTTGTTTTTTGTAAAAAACACACTCTTTTATTTTATTTTGGATAAACTCATTTACTTCTTCTTTTTCTCTTGATGAAAAAAAATAATTAGTTGGGGCTAAAAAAAGATTATTTAATTTTCTCAATTCATTATTTAATCTTGTCAATCTAATGTTGACAAGTTTTCTAAAATTTAATCTCTTTTTTAAAAAATTATCTTTTTTGATGTTATTAAAGTTTTTTTTAAAACCCTCACACAAATAATCATCAGAAACCTTTAAACTAAATAAATTCATTTTCGTTTCTCCCAATCCGCTTCAATGACATAGCCGTTGTTTTCTAATATGTTTAAAACTGTAAACAAATCATTTGCTACAAGTTTTTTTCCACCATTTGCATCATCTTTATAAACATTATAACGTGTTATTTTATAATCCATACAATTTGGTTTATTAAAAAGATTTCTAAATTTCATCACTCACCACCCTTGTCATTTACAAACTCCAAAACTTTAAAAAATTCATCAGTTTCTAATAAAGGATTTACACCATTCCCATAATCATCCTTATTAATTATGCGGAATCTCTTAACACCCTGCAATTCTCTTTTCTTTTCATTTTTATGGTCAATAAAAATCAAATAATTATTAAATAAAAAACTTGGGCAAGTGTCATTTGCATAAGATACATCTTCCCAAGTTTTGGGAATATTTTTTTTAATATCTTTAATACATTTAGTAAAATAATCGTGTACATATTGTGACATCATTCACCACCCTTGTCATTAAAATAGTCAAAAATTATTTCCTCAATTTGATCTTGTGAGTGAAAAATTATATCTCTCTTATAAATATTATTTAAAATTTCTTGTTGAGAACCTCCGCCCTCTTCAATTGTTTTTTGGATATATGCCTCTTCTTGCTCGAGAGCCATTTGTTTTACTTTACCCATTTTTAAACTCCTTTCTTACATATTATTAATTTAATTATATTAAAAAAAAACATATTGTCAATAAATTTATCTTGACATATCCTATAATATATGAGATATGTAAATTAATATGAACTATAAAACGAAAGGTAATGTAATGACCAAAGACTTATTTAAATTAACTGATGATCAACAAAAGGTTCTCAAAAAATTTAATTGGGATGTAACACCTCAAGGTAAGGTTTTAGATTTATACCACGAGGATTTCCAAGAAGGTATATGGGAACAAATACTACAAGTAATGGGTGAGAATTCTGACAAGCTAACTTTGTTTGTAGTTGGTGTTAATTCAGATGAAAGGAGAAGTGAATAATGACTTATGAAGAACTTATTAAATGGTTAGACAATGCAGACGTTGACTATGAAGAAGTTGAACACTTTAGAGATGAGGCGGGTGCATCAATATGGATTAGATTTGATTTAGATAAGGAGGATGATGATGACTAAACCTATAACACTAGAACAAATAAAAGGTATAGTAAAAGTTATTAAAGATGATAATGGGTGGGTAAACGATAGCCATACACATTCTGAATATAAAGGTATATGTGATGGTCTAGATATGCTTGTTGAACAACTTGAATTAATAAAAGGAGAGAGTGATGACTAAACAATATAAAATATATAAAAGAACTGTCCACGAGGATCGAGGAATCTATGTAAGCTTTGGCACGGAAGAAGATGTCAAGGATTGGAAGGAGGAGGAACAGGAGTGGATTGAACAAGACCTAGGTGTTGGTGATGATAAAATTGAGGAGTTAGAAATAACATCCTCTGATCCAAATATTGGTAAAATATTAAGTGTAATTAACGATAACATTAATTAACTGAAAGGAAAAAGTTATGACTAAAGACTTATTTGACTCACAAATATGTGTGGAGTGTGGTGAACCCTGCCACTTTGGTAGTGGTAGGTTTGTTAATAGATACCCTCGAGATGATGGTGATGTCGAGGGTTGGGTGTGTGGTTTCTGTGCAGTAGAAATTGATGCCATGATTGAGGAGATGAGAGATGACTAAAAGTAATGAAAAACAAATAGAATGGGTTATGGATGAAGTTAGTAAAATAATAAATCAAGCCCACAAAAAAAAATATGATTGTGTGAATGTTTGGCAAGGTATTAACCAAACTGCTATCGAATATGGTTTTGATTGCGCACCTACCAATTCAAATATAACTATGTTTACGTTGATGAATTTAGTTGACAAACTAAAATCATTAGAAGAAGAGAGGTTGAAAAATGACTAGAGTAAAAATAATATTTCCAAATGACGACCCTAGATGGGAGTATGTAAGAGGTGCATTTCCCACTAATGAAGAACAAGCAAGAGATTGTTGGATGAGTATATCTTGTAGTCTTGCACCAGAAAATCTAACAGAGGATGGTGAATTGCCGTACTACTTACAGATACAGAAACGAAGAGATGTATTAAAAGATGCTAAACTTTTAGTTAAACATGGTTTTAAATGTCCATCAGATATTGCTGATATGTGCGATGATGATGGTTTAATTAAATATAAGGAGAGTGAGTAATGAAACACGATAAAAAAGAATTAACGTTATGTTTATCCTCAGTTTGGGATGTTTTATATATGGCAAGAGAAGATTGCATTTCTGAAGGTATTGATAGTAATGATGAACAATGGCATGAGGTAAGGCGTGCTATGAATAAAATACATAAAGCATTGAATATCAAACACGAGGAAATTTTTAATGCTATCAAGCCAGAGGATGTGTGATGAAAATATGGGATGGTTATGATGATTGCATAATTGGAATGGGAACACGATGTGGCATGACGGATGTATTTATCTATGATAAGCACAAAATGATCACAAAACTGGTAAAAAGAGATGATATGACATATGATGAAGCACTTGAATTTATAGATTTTAATATAGCTGGTGCTTTTATAGGTGAGGATACTCCAATACTTGTGGATCGCATGACACGAGCTGAAATTAAAAATTATATTGAAGAGTTAGATTAGTATGGAACTCGTTTTAATTTATATGATCTTAGGGCTCATTGTTTACTTTTGGGAGGGTAAACAAAAATAATATGATTAAGTGATTTCTTTGATATGATTAGGTGTTACATCTATGATTGCGGAGGAATCATCAATCTTTTTTTCTAATTGTTGCAACCTTTCTTCAAGTTGTTCTCTGCTCATACCCTCTAAAGTATTATGGGTAATTTCTTTTTTATCAACAAACATTCCTGCCATTTGACCTGCTCGAAACTCAGCATTTATTGCACCAGTATATTGACCTTTCTGCTCTGCACCATTTCTTAAACGTTCAAATGTTTTAAATCTAGCTAACTTATCCTTTTCATACTTATCTTGTTCTCTTTGCAATCTTTTTTCTAAATACCTACAAACATGAGGATTTAAGTCTGGATTTAACAAACGACTAGCTTGTTCATATGGTTTACCACGAGTTGAAGTATATCCAGCTTTTTCCGCCGCGTCTGCTTTTTTTATTTGACCCCAATTTGAAACAAGAATATCGACAAACTTTCGTTGTTGAGCAGTTAATTCAATTGATGATTTAAGTTGATTGGATTTTTTTACCATTTTTTGTATATATATATTTCCTAAGAATAAAAAAAAAAAATAAAAAATGCAAGCTTCTGTCCATAAGAAATCTGTATTTTTCCTATTTTTTGGGAATTTTTCCTAAAATTTTCCTAAAACTTTTTGGTGTTTTTCCTAGTTTTCTGGGATTTTTCCTAGTTTCCTAAAATATTTGCTTATTTTACTTTTTGTTTTTAAAAAAAAGTTGTAAGGAACGACATTATAGGATTTTGGGAAAAAATGTTTGTACACTATGATTAGATATGATAGAACAATATGTGTAGGGGTATCACCTCTTCCTTTCGTTACATATTGATAGCACATAGATTTTTATGATTTATGTGCTATTTTTTTATAATGTACCTTTTCCTAGAGTTTATTTGTGCGATTACGGCTGTGATTTCCATTTACATTTATGGTAATCAATCTTGGTACGCACCGTTATTTGGTCTATTTTCGCAGATATTCTGGGTCACGTGGACCGTGGTTGGTGGTCATTATCCCATGCTTATATTGAGCTGCGCTATGATAATCACGCATTTTAGGAACTTTAAAACAATGCGAACTACAAAAGTTTTGAGACAAAAATGGTTGAAATAGCGATATCAGGTAGACTTTTTACATAGATTCTATATTTTACGACATCTTTTCTTTTTTCTTTTCGAATGATCTTATTATTAATAGCCATCATTTTACGATAAAGTTTGTCATATTTTTTCCAGGCAACTTGTCTTTGGGTAAAAAAGACTTTTCTACTTTTAAGTGCACTGATGTAGCATTCAACCATGTCATCTGGATCGAGTGTGCCCCATTCACAGGTTCTACGAAAATCGAATGTATTACCTATGATCCAATTATGTGCATTTATTTTTATGAGCGA